TTTATGCTCCCCCCCTATTTGGTCTTAATCGTTTTTGCACCATCTCTACATCGTCATCACACTTAACATTCTCTATATCGACCATCTTACAACACTCCTATAAATACAAAAAGAACCCGCCATTTAGAACGGGTTCTCACACGGATACATCTGACGGTGAGGGCTTACCAGGTTGACTTTACAACACCGTCAGTGCTTTTATTTTACCACACTCTCACTTATAATCTTCATCTTCAATATTTGTCCACAAATCGTTGTTCTTATTATGCCACTCGTTATACCATAGCTCCATCGTTTTGTTGAACTTCATCTCTGCGTATACAGCCCCTGCAAGTCCACCCAGAACCATAGTTACAATGCTACCAATAATAAAACCCCAAAGTGCCCACATGATAGTTCCTTCCTTATCCTTCGTGTCTCAAAACACCATTCCACGGAAAACTATACCACCCACTTACTGATATCTCGTTTCCAGTTTGGTCACCCGTTCGTCCACCAGTAACTCCACCTAATTCATTGATATGTGCTCCTACGTTCTGCTGGCCACCAATATACATCTCGGTATGGGCAGCTGTGTTCAGAAGGATATCACCACGTTGCAATTGGCTTACGTCATTACCCATACCGCTTAACCATTTCCAACCTGCTCCAGTGAATTGTTGAACCATCGTTTGAGTGTTACCATATGGGGAGCTTCCATAGACATTGAATCCCGCTTGTTTCGCACAGTAAAGTAACAATGAGCTACAGTCATAATCTGGTCCCCATCGATTGCCCTGGTCATATCCATGGGAATCGTCGTTTGCTATATCAATAGCCAGTTGTACCATTCCTTCAACATCCTGGCTAGGTGCTGTGCTACCTCCACCGCTATTCAAATTCGAGGTTGACAGTTTAGCGAAGATTTGGGTTTTAACCCAACTTGAACGGGTTCGGTTTCGGATTTGCTGCGTGTCTTCCCATGTTCCCTTTGGTTGAAATCTATAGAAATCAAAGTCGTTGAAATAAATCCATCCATCTGTTCCAATCATGCCGATATAGGAACATGTGCTTCCATCGGCTTTAGTTGCTTCAATCTTAACAGTTGTCATCGCGTCCACCTCATAATGTCTCGCACCCAACCCTTAATTTTCTGGTTCTCGAATCGCATATTGCCGCACTCATAAGCAGCCTTGAATAAGCGGATTCCAGCCCCTTGGAACTGCCCTGAAAGAATTAGCCTGTTCGGTTGATGGTCTTGCGTTGTTGCCGAGTACTGTATTTCGCAATTGGGGTCATAGTTCGGTGAGCAATAGAAAGTGTTGTACTTAGGGTCGAACCATACCCCGATAGGCTTCTCATGGAACCATAACACGAACTTCATTTTCGCATTCTTAGGCTTCTTCGCAATAAACGTGTCATCATCCAAGAGAGTTTTATTTTGGATAGCGTAATCACGATAGCGGCTATCCCCAACAACATGTGAATAGAATCGACTTTGCATTTTCGATGCTGCGACTTCTGGCGATACGACATTTTGAATGAGCACATCCTTATTGCGAAAGACCTTGATTTTACCTGGTTCGGGCAATGTCAATCCGAAATTGTCGAAATACGGGTTGTTCGTTGCCAGTGCGTTTGCTAGAAACCAAACTCGAACGTTTCGCTCACGTGCGATAGTCTCGTAATACTCGAAGAACTTTGTCACCTCGTCGAATAGGTAATGCGGTGCGCCTATACCTCGCTCGTCAATAATGAACTCGTCGAAAAGAATATCTGTAACTCCTGGAAATGGCGTTGACTTCAATTTCATCGCCGTAGTTAGCGCATGGGCGTAACCAGCCGTTTCTTTATCAATCAACAGCTTGTTCGATTCAGCCTTGAACTCCCTGTTGGGCATGAATGGCGAGATATCGTCCCAAAATTGGCCGTCGCGTTTCGTAGTCAGTTCTTTAAGCTCCTCCTTGGTTCGGCGCAAATATGTGAATTGGCTCCCATTTTTGATGAATTGCTTTGTGAAGTCATATTTGGCACCGAACGACTTGCCTGTTCCTCGACCACCGCAGATGAAATTGAACAGGCAGTTATATGATTTAGGGACGTTTATGTCCCAATATTTTTGAAAGTTAGGTTTCATGTGTCCTCCTGAATATGAAATAGCCCGCCCGCGCCATGTGAGGATGTAAATCAAAACATAGCGTTGCAGGACGGGCTACTGTTACCAGGATTGTTGAAGGCGTGCGGCTCATGGTGCTACCCAGAAAACCACTCCGCACCTTATCGGGGTGAGCATCGGATAATGGTACTTGCACGGTAACTTCAAGTCCCGATGGGACTATTATCCCCTATTTCTTAGTGTTAGTAAATAGCTTCACAATCTCTTCATTTTCCAAATCGGGATTGATTTTAACGATGTTCTCCAAAATACTAACCACTTCCATTGCAAAGATAAGTACGCAAGCTGGAATAACAAGAGGAACGTTGAATCCTAATTCAGGCACGTGCATGACGAACATCTCGATGCACCATGCCAATACAATGCACATGACGAGAGAGCATTTATGGAAAAGCCCCTCCCGCATCTTCGTTGAAGATACTTCTCGGTTTTTCACCGCAGCCGTGAAGCCGCTGATTACATCGAACAGCATCAAGCATACGCAAGCGATAATAGCCCATGCCATAGCGTTCGATATGCCCAATAACGGGAAGCTCAAGTCCATCTCATTTCCTTTCAATTGTGATTTTGTATTGGTCATTCTCTAACACACTAGTAGATATATTGCTATCAACATCACCATCGGCGGTGCCGCTATCTTTATTATCTCCTTTAGCATAAGCCCTCCATTGGTCAACATCGCCATAGAACAGCGAGCAGTCCAGATTCTTGTCATACCCGCTCACTCGTCCATCAGAGCAGAATTGCCACGCAACTACATTTCCGTCAGCATCAGGGCATTCCCAGGATTGCGCTTGAGAGAACGTGGGATGCGACACTTCGGGATACGATGCAACCCATCTGGCGCAATTGGAGTTCACTCCGCCTTGATTGAATCGCCATGGATTCGCGTAAATCCAGGGCCACACGTTCGTCATGAGGTGAACGCGCTCCACGAACTCGTTCACCCATTCGACGGGTTGCTCGAACACAATGTTTCCGCTTGAATCGCTCACGCCCTCCCAATCGAGCACGGGAATGCCATTGCGGAAATAGTTCCAGCAATTGTCTATGAAAAAGTCCGCTTCGTTAGTGGCGTCTCCGTCTCCAGCGAAATGGTAGAACCCCCATGGTTTTTCGGCAACTATGCATTGCTGAATCCAGCCATCGCAGAATTGGTCAACGAACCAGTTCCCTTGTGTGGCCTTGCATACTACTGCGTCCACATTGGGAAGAAGGGGAGGGAGATTGATGCTCCCTCCCTGATTGTTCGATATGTCGATGAACCTAACCATTACTCAATAACCACTACTCCAAATGAAATGTCTTCAACATTAGGCTGAATTTTTTTAAGGTTGTCCAAGGAATTCTGATTGCGCAAGCAAAGAACGCCGCCATACATATCCACCAACCTATGTCCGCCTGACGTGATGTCGCTTGTAATCTCGGTATAGAGCGTGAGCGGTGCGCCAACGGCTCGGAACAACGCTGCCTGCTTAGCATTCGCGAGATTGTGGTATGCAGCGGACGCCCCATAGAATGTCGCGCCGCCGCGTGCTTCGAATCCACCTACCGTTTTCTCATTGAGATTCACTTCCGCGTATTTCGGAAGGAAGATGATATACGGGGTTGAAGCTAGCAAGGTAAGACGGAAAAGCGGACTAGAATGGCCCAATTCTGTCATAGCCGCACCAATGTCGACCGTATTGCCAACGGTGACAGTGGTAATCGGGTTTCCATCTTCGACCTTCGGGATTTCTGTCTGATTGTCGAATGAGATGGCAACAGCCGCATTCCAGCCGCCAGCCGGGTAGCCCTGGGACATTTGCCCTTGCAGCTCCACGCTCCATACGGCGGTCGAAGGATACGTCGAATAATTGCGAATCACCGGGTTGTTGTGCATCCAGAGTTTGCCATCATACAAAGTCACCTGCTCGATTTCTTCTCGCCAAATGCAATTGAGGGTGTCGGCAATCGGGACTGTCTTGATGTAATGCAATTCGCCGTCATACAGATTGAAGCAATTCGAGCGCGAAGAAATGAATACGTCGTATTCCTTGTTGTAGCTCATTGCCTGCTGCATTGAATTCGAATATGCGGTGTTGTTAGGCAATTCAACAGAGCCGATAAGCGTTTTCTTGGTGCAAGACTTGTTGACGTAATAGAATTGCGTCAAGTATTCGGTTGCCCAATAATAATGCTCGTCGTCATCCTTGTAGTGCCCGAATCCCCAACATGCTTCATCCATGCCGAATTGGCTGCTGTCGATAGTCCTGGCGAGGGAAAGATTTCCTCCATTCACTTTCAAGAAGTAAATCAAATTGCCCCTCGACGTTTTGGAAGAACCAGAACAAATAAGCTCTCCATTGTAATAGCTCATATTGTTGCCGTGGAATGACGGGTCTCCAAGGTCAATCGTCGTAACAGTGTCGCCAGTTTCGACGTTGAACAGCACCACACGGGATTTGGTCGCGCTATTGTAATAAATAGCGTAGTATTTGTCGCCTACTGGGCAACCGCCTTGCCAGTCGTCGTCAGATGCAATATGCGCTCGGAACTTTCCATCGGCGTTGGAAATTCTGTCAGCAATCAAATTTCGCTTGTCCGATGCCTTGATGCCATCGACGGCAGTATCCAATGTGCCTACCCGTTTATCGAGGGCGGTAATCGTCTCGACTTGGCTTTCTACCTTAGTATTCAGCGCATTAACAGAATTGCCAAGATTCTCTGTCGTTGATTTCAGGGTCTCGATTGTCTCGCCTTGCTGCTTTTGGGTATTTTCGAGCGTCGCGACTTTCTTGCTGTATTCCTTGACCTCCTGACGGTACTGCTCGACCTGCGCGTTGTAGTTGCCGGTCTGCGCCCAGAATTCCTCATTGTCGATATCGATTCCGATAGGGACGTATTGCATCGAGGTGAAAGAGTTGCCCTGATGCAGGACGATGGTCAGCGGCTCGTATTGGCGGTCGTTCGTCCATTGCGCCGGGTTTGCGAACAGCGGGACGTATCGCGCCCCGACGTACTGGGTAACGCCCTTGGCGATTCCCTGCGCGGCATCTTGCAGCGAGGCGGCGTTCTTCAATTCTTGCGCGACGATGCCCTTTATTAGTTCCATCGTCTGATTGTCAATTGCCATGTTTATCTCCTATCCCTTGTATTTGCAGATACACCAGAAGTACATATCCGAATTCGGCTCGATGGATTTAGCGCAGCTTATGCCGGCGGCATCGACCTGCAAAGTGTTGGTGCCCGTTGTGGACGTGGCCGACGATACTCCGCCAACCCATGCAGGCGTTCTCGCGATTTGGGTTGCAGCCGATACCGTCGTGGCTGCATCCGTCTGAACGCGAACGCCGAACGCGATAAGGCCGCCGATGCGCGTGGTGTCGCGGATGGAAAGCGTGACCCCTGGCAGGATATCGGTGAACACGCCGCTGTCGGGCTGGGTGATTGTCTCGTCCTTGGACGGGGCATAAGAGTAAACGCCGTCGGAAGTCACAGCCCATCCGTCGGTATCGTCGCTGTCAACGCCATGCTTCAGCTTAACGCCGCCGAACGTGATGTCATCGGCTTTCAGGACATTGATGGTCGCTTCCTTCGCGTCGTACTCAAGGCCGTTGCCGGCGATGGCTTTCAGGCGGGAATCAATCGTGTCCGACATGACCGAGGCGTCATACCCGGTGTTGTTGATTACGCCCTGGCCGTTGACCTCGCATCGAAGAATCAATCGCCCATATTCCTCGGTTCCGTAAATCGCGCCCGTGTCGAACTGAACGTCCTCCCACGTGGAAGGTTTGTATGCGCAGAAATAGCCGTCAGAAGTCAATCCGAAGAATACGCCGGTCAGCAGCATCTCTTTGACAATTGCTGGGGCGTTCTCGTCAATCCAAGCCCTTAGCAGGGCTTCATAGTATTCTTCAAAGCCCCCATCGACGAATGCGTCGAACTGCTCTTTAAGCGAATAATACAGCCGTTTCAGCTCTTCGGCGTTCGCGTCGGTCTCGCCCAAATGCTTGATTACCTCTTCGAGAACGCTCAATACCTTGGCAATCTGCTCGTAATACGACAAAGATTCGTCGTATACGGACGGAATCAGTCCAGCGCACCAGTTGTATAGCCAATCGATTGACTTGGCGCAAGGTTCGTCTGCCATGCCCTCTCCTTTCTCTAATACCAATTTCCCGATAAGTTTACCACGATGCCATGGGTTTTAATCGATGAATTAGGGTCGCTGACCAAAGTGCCGTCATCCATGACATGCAGCATCGTCACCCTGGATACGGACCTTTCAACAGCGACCACGGGAACCATCATCTCCGCATCAGGGCGATACCCTTCCGGCAGCACCCCCAAAACGCCATCGACCCCAACTTCGTAATCGCCGAGGAATTGCAGCTCGTTCGTCGCGGTCAGCATGATTCCAGCGTTGGTGGAGGTTGCGCCGGAATTCAACGCGACCTTTCCCTTGCCCTGGAAAATCTTGAAGAAATTAGGATTTCCCAAATCTGCCATGTCTAGCTCCAAACCTGCATGAACAGCGCCTGCACCTGCATGTTGTTGATTACCTGCATGTCGAGGTTCAGAATCTTCTCGCTCAAATCGAGGAACGCTTGATAATAGCGCGGGTCTGTCACGAACTCGTCCGTCGTGTCCTTGTTCGTTTCGTCCCGCTTGATGGTTCCGTCGCTTTTGGATTTCGTCCCTACCGTGGTATCGTCCGCCGTGTCATCGATTGTGAGGTTGGTGAGGTAATCCCCGGCATCGACCTTCGACACGAACAATTCATCCTGGGGAGTGTCTGAGAACTTGCTGGTAGACTTTCCCGTCGATGAAGTCGAGGTGTCCGCGCTTCCGTTGCCGCTGGAACTCTCGTCGAAATCGCGAAGCATGTCGACAACCTTGTGGCGCTTGATGCCCAGAAGGTGCTCCACGTTCAAAAGCTCCGTCTCATACATCTTGTTGTAGTACGGCATAATCTCGTTGAACGTGTTAGAGCACCAAAGGCAGAAGTGACCGACAGTCTCGCATCCGATTTCGCGCATCCAATAATGGCGGATGAACTTGTCGTTGAGCTGTTTCCTCTTGGATTCGTCGTAAATCGGGTACTCGTCCAATCCCAACCGAGCGTATGCTGGGGAGAAATCCTGCTTCCATTCCGGCATGGCGGGGTTATAATACCCGCCATCCTTGACCCACTGGGTAACGAAAGTTCTCAATTGAATAGTGTCTTGAGCCATCTACACCAGCTCCCATCCGACGGGCGAGGTCATGTCGTCGTAAGAGAATTCCTCGATGAAATCCCCTCCGTAGTCGATGACAAGGCTGCAATCGGTTTCGCTGATATAAACCCTCGGCTTCAAATCGGTTGCCGAATCCTCGTCCCAAAGCGTATGGGTTACCTTCTTTCCAGCTTCGATGGCCGCAATGGCTTCGTCCTTGGTCATTTCGACCACCACCTTGAATCCGACGCATACAATTTGCCATGCCATTTTAAAAAGACCGTTTCGCGGTTCTCAAATCGGTCATTGGGATAGTCAACGAAGCACTTATAAAAGAACCCTTCCTCTGGGAACCTGAAAACGACAAAATCCGTCTTGCCAAATGTATCGCGCTCGATGCATTCTCCAACCATAGTGGGCATATGCCCCGTGAAGTAATAGCGCTTTCCCACCTCGAACTCAATCATTCCGCCACCTTCCAATCGTCGGCTTCCATAAGCTCCTCGTTCGTCGGCATGTACGGCATGAACGGCTCTCCCTTCTTGTAGAAAGTGAGCACTCCGCCCTCTATGCCGATAGCGTCATTCCTCCACGTCTTGCGTCGCATTCTCAATCGGCGATTCGCTTTAATCTGTGCCAGCATCTGCTGAAACTCCATAGTCCACCTCCCTGAACTCCACCTCGATGTCCAAACCCCATTTCGCGTTCGCGCTTTCTACCGCCATCTTACGCGATGCCAGGCAGATTTCGCGCTGAATCATCGTTTCTCCAAGATTCGACATGATTTCGCTCGTGATTTGGCGTTCCTTCTTATCGTCGTTCGTGTTCTCGATGCCAATGAAGGTCAGCCATTCGTTCCAATATTTGTTCTGGGTCAGCATGACCTCGTTGGCTATATACGGCGTAGTGAAATCCACCGTGTCCATGAACCCGATGTCCGTGGAATCTGCCGCGGCAGTCCAGATTCGCCCGCTGAACATCTGCCGAATGAGCTTGAAGCCGCTCAACTTCTGCTTTTCGGGAAACTTGAACACCTTCGCGACCTGCTGCTGCTTGACATTGGTATCGATTGTCATCTGATACATGGTCATTCGCTCCGCGAACATCTCGACATAGGACAGAAGGGGAATCCTCATCCTGTTGTCGAGAATCACGACCGAATTAGTATCGTCCAGCGAGTAATTCTTGCCCTCGACGGGATTGTATGCCACCGGCTCGGTCGGCATGAAGTAGATGTCCATCTTGTCGTTTTTGGAATTGACGGGCATGACGGCGAACCCCTCCGGAGCTCGCGCCTGCACGTCATCCTTCAGGGCATCGTCCTTGAATAGAACCGCGCTGCCGCTCGTCGCGAGAAGGTATTCGAGGTATAGCGGGTCAATTCCTTCTGGAAGGTTCTTCCACTCGTAGCGCGTGACAAGCTGCATCAGCATTTTCTGCATGAAGTAGTTCTTCGTGATGGAGAACATGGCCGCTGGGTCGATTTCCTCGTATGCGAACGGGTCGCCGTCCTGCGACTTCTTGCGTTCCATCGTGCGCCAATGCGAAGCCATGTTCGCGCAAAGCGGCGCGTACCCGGTGCTGAAGAACCAGCTTCCAATTTCTAAGTTCCCATTGGGGATTGCTCCCATGATTCCTCCTTAGAGAGAGTTGTCCAATCCGAAATTGCCGACATCGTCGACATGCCAATACCATATTCCCTCGTCGTGCATTCGGTTGATGGCATCCATGGCGTACTCTGGCACCTTGCCATTGAAGTCGGCATGGCGGGTCTGCACGTAGTTCCAACACGGCCGGCCAGTTCGCGCGGGAACCTTGACCTGCTCGATGCAGTAGCCGTAGACGCTGAAGCGGTCATCGATGGCCTTGGCGATATCGGCTTTGCATTGCTTCTGGTATAAAATCGGCGTCCACAACTGCATCGCGATTCTCATTGCGCCCGTTGTCTTGCCCTTGAGTTGCCTTGGCTTAATAGACGCCTCGACAAGTCCGCCAGTCATTTGAGTCGCCGCCGATGCGATTGTGCCGGCAGAAATGGCCTTGCTGATTTGCCCAGCCATGCCGCCAACCCTGGCCTGGGGAATCATCATTGCGACTGTTCCCAACGTGTTGAACAATGCCCCAATTCCAGATGATGTCATGTATTGGCCGAATGCATCCACGCTCCAAGTAACTTGAGGGTACTGGTCTGATGAAACCATCGTCAAATAATCCAAGCCCGCTTGATTATAATGTTGGGGAACAGTAGTATACCCCGATACGGAATCAGTCGAAAAATAGTTCATGAATGAAAGCTCATTTTTCTTTCCAGCGCTTACACCGGTAAACAGTTCTGGTTGAAGCTCCATCTCTTGGTTCAAGTTCGTCATGCATATCACGTTATACGGAAAACAGAACAGTTTATTGTTCTTCGGCCTATAGCCATCAATCGTTTCGTAGTCTGCGGAATATTTCTTAATCAAGCCTTTGGCGCCATCATACGAATCAATCCAAAAACCATGGCCATTGCCGACGGGGTGAGTTGATTTGATGCCTGCCTTGGGCATCATAAACGCGCATATGATGGCATCGGCAGAGCCCACGGATGTCATTACATTGGTAAACCATTGAAAATCGGTCGTGGTATCAAACCCCATCAAAGACGCCCCGGAATAAATGCCCCCGTACCTGTCGCCGCCAACTGGCTTGGATTGATAGAGCGTCAGTGCGGATTCCACGGGATAAGCCGTCGTGGCAACTACGGCCACGTAATTTTCCCACCAATTATCGCCTAGTTCATCAGGCGCAAAACCATTCCTGTTTACGCAAACCTGATTCCCTACATCCAATCCCTCGTTCATGGTGTGCTCGCCGATGCCGTCGGACGTGACGATTTCGCGCTCGACGAATGCGGCTTCCCATCCGAAATCGAAAAGCCACGTCTCCAAGTAATCCGTCTCCAACGACAGCGTTGTCGTTTCTTTGGCCTTGTATTGCATCGACGAGATGAAGGCATAGTACCATTTGCTTCCATAGTCGGCATTCTGGTATGCGACGTAGTTGCAGCCCGTAAGCTGCTCGAAGTTCAGCGGAACGTCCATCGTCATGTTCTCGCGCTGATAGGTGAAATCATCCGCCGCGAACGTAGTGAGATGCGAAGCCATCCACGATTGCTGCTCCGACGCGCTGCCGAAATAGCGGCGATGATTCACGTCGGCGCACCAGGGAACCCACCCTATGCGGACTTTGGTGTTCGCCATCAAACCCTCCTTCTATAAGAAAAGCCCGCACAATTCAGAACGGGCTTTCGGATTTACGCTGCTAGGCAACGGTAACGGTCGCGGTCGCTTTCTTGGACGAATCCTGAAGCGAGGTCGCGGTAACCTTGATTGCCGTTGCGGACGGCTCGTCGGACGCCACATGGAGACGGCTGCCCGTGAGAACGGTGCCGCTCTTGGTCTCGCCCTCCATAGTCCATTGAACGTTGCGGGAGTAGATGCCCGAGCCAGTGACGGTGGCCGTGAGCGCAATATCCTGCCCAGCCGAAACGGTGGCTGCGGTCGGGGAAACCGCAACGCCGGCGACCGTGGATGCGGCAGACGTGAACGCGATGGCCTGCTCGAACGGGCTGATGGAGAAAATCATCCAGTTGTGGAGCAGCTCGTTGGTATATGCGCCCTGCGCGTTGTAAACGTTGTCGGTCCAACGGTCGTAGGTGTAAATCTGGAAGAACTTGGGGCCGAAAACGATGATTGGCGTCGCATCGATAATCTGCTTCTCCGCGGAAGTGAGCGGCGCGAAGCTGCCATCGTTCTTGAAAATCAGCGCGAGACGCTGCTCGTCAAGGTTCGAGAAAGAATCGATTTCCGTCACGTTGCCCACGAACTGCGCATAGGGGAGGTTGAACGCCTGCGCCCAGGTCTCGACGGAGATATCGGCGTTGGCCTTGGCGTTGATAAGAACCTGCTGCTCGGATTTGTCCACGACGTTCATCACGCCGGCGGCGTTGAATTTGCGCGACGGGTTGTCAAGATAGGTGGAGTATTCCTTCACCATCTTGAGCGCGCCGTCTGCGGCTTCCTTGGAGCCGTCCTGCGCGGGGATTGCCACCTGCGCCATATGGCCGCCGACGATGTACTTGGCGGTCATGTACTTCCAGGTCTGGTAAACGTCGTACTCCAAGGCCACCCACATCTGCGCGAGGATGTTGGCAACGAGGTCGTTGACCTTGGACCAGGCATAGAAAGCCTGGCGAACGGAACGACGCTCAACGGTCACCTTGTAGAACTTCTGGAAGTCGAGCATGTGGTATGCGGACATAAGGTTGGGAAGCTCGCGCTTGAACAGCTCCTCTTCCGCCGCTGACGGATTATAAGAGTGCGGGTCGCAGATGTCCACGAAGATTTCCTGAACGGTCGAGCCTGCGCCCTCGTACTGGCCTTGGTAGAACTTCGACCACTTGTTCATCCACATCATGCGGTCAATCGCGACCATGCCGATTTGGTTGACGAGAGCGGGAACGAATTCGTTCATGTACGGTTGATAGTTCGTGATGATTTGGCCGATTCTGACGATTGCTTCGTTGTCATCGTAAATGAGGACTTCATGGGAACCCTCTCCGTTGGCATATGCCGCAACGCCATTGTCAACGAGAGCCTGCGCGAGTTCTGGCGTAGCATTCACCGCCTGGTTGACGATACCCTTCGTGCCCTCGGTGCCGAGGGTTTTCATGACCTTCTTAACTGTTGCCTGTCCTGCCATGTTAGTTTCCTTTCTCGAACAGCGCGTCGATATCCTTCATCGTGGTAGGATACGACACTTTGGGCTCATTGTCCAATGGATCTTTTGGTTCGGGTTGCTTGTCGGCCGCGAAGAAAGCATCGACGTACTTCTGCTTCTGCTCCTTCAGCGAAGCTTCGGCATCGACTGCGCGTTGGATTGCGTCGTCGCGCTGCTTCTCCATGTCTGCCAACGATTCGGCGGACGTTGCTTCAATCGTCTCCTTCTCGTCGGCGATTCCAGCGACGCTCTCCCAGATTTCCTGGGTAACGTCCTCGAATTTGGTGTCTTTGTATGCCATCAGAAAATCCTTTCCTTGATTGTGTGCTCTCCCTCGACAAGCAGAACGCCGCCTTTGACGGTCTTGCGCTTCAGCTTGCCCGGGTAGCTGCTTCCTACCTTGAAGTTGTCGAACGTGACGTATTCGTGGCATGAATCGGGCATTCCCGCCACATGGATTGACGGTTTCCCGCCATCCGCCGACCAATCGAGCTCCTGGCACATGTAGCACTTCGCCCCGAGGTATTTCTGCTCCTCGTAGACGCTCTCGAACTTCCACGCCCCGAGCTTCAGCGGGTCTATCTCCATGCCGACTGGCTTGGAGAAACCTACCAGCTTGCACGAATCCGTGTCGCAGTAGGCGAAACGGCCGTAGTTCGCTTGGCAGGCGTTGATGGTCTTGTGCCGCGCCCATGCCGTGATGAAGCACCCGACTGGCAGATACACGCTCTCCTTCGCCTCCTCTGGAAGAAGCACGTATTTGACCTTTCCCGTCTCGTCGAGAACGGGCTGCTTGGAAGCCGCCGCGGTTTTCGTGGCGAACTTGCCATAAAGTGAATTCATCATCAGCTTGGCTATGGTCGCCATGCCCTCGTTGCCTTCGGCCCTCGCCTTCATCTTGACTTCGTTCCAATACTCAACGTACTTCTTGAACAGCGTCCTGGAAGCCCTGAACTTCCATCCGTCCAACGGCTCGTAGAAATCGATTTCGTATTGCTGGAACATCAGCTCCAAATCGACGCTCGTCAACGTCAACTCAACGATTCCCTTTGAATCCTTGGCATATTCCCGGGGATTGTGCAGCGGCGATTTGTGTATTTGGATTGTCGGAATGTGGTCTGGCTTGATTCTGAACAAAACCCTAATCCTCTGTATGAATAGCGGATAAAGCTCGTCAGTCTCGTATTCGCCGTCGTAATGGATTGGCTCGCCGAACGGCAGCAATTGCCCATCGGTTGCCGCCATCACGGACGGGTACAGCGAATTGACGTCGAACCCTATTCCATGGCCTATGCAGCGACCCTTGTACTTGTCGGACGCATAGGTGAATCCTCCGCGATATGCCTGTCGAAGCTCCTCGTCGCAATCGATGATTGGGAACACCTTGCGAAAACGCTTCTTGCCGCCCATCATATCGATATAGGTGTGGAGCGCGTTGGAGCCGGCCGTCATCTTCGTCAAGCCCTGCCCCAACATAACGTCCATCGCCATCGCGTCTATTCTCACGTCATGGTCTATGTAGTCCCACTCCTCGGTGGTAGGCTCGTATCCGACCTCGCGATACCTCTTGTAATCGATTTCCCCCTTGGCAATCGGCAATCCGAACGCTTTCGGGATGGTCGCTATCTTCAGGGGAATGACCTTCAGGCTGTCCAAGATTTCGACGGGCTTCCCTCCCCAATAGAGCTTCAGGCAATACCATACGTTCATGTCCGAAATCAGCGAAGTGAAAACGCCTGGAACGAAATCCTGGTTGTCTTGCCGCCATTCCCATCCATTCTTCAGCAGCCAATCCACGATGTAGCCGCCGTCGTATTGGAGGTTGTGGAAATACACCGTCTCCCCTTGACGATGCTTCAGCCATTGCATGAAGGATTCGATATCCAACCCTCTATAGATATTATCGGCGTTCCCGATTTCAGACGCACACCAAGACCAAACGCGCACCTTCTCCTCGTCCCGCTCCTCTATAGTCTCAAAGTCAGCGCACCACCTAGACACATGGCTAACCTCCTAATTGGGTCTTGTACTTGTCTCGGACATTCTTCCAATATTCCCTGATTCGCCTTGTCCTGATATCATCATCCGTGGGGTCGTACACGAAATAAAGCGTCGCATCGATGTCCGCCGCCGCAGTGTCCTTGTAGACCTCCTCCAGCGGTATCCCCGCCTTTCGCATATCGGCTATCAACGTCTCGATTTCTTTAACCAAATCGCTTCCCATGCCCATAGAGTCGAAAACAGTATTAAGCGCCTTGACGTAGGAATCGAAGTATTGATTCGCGGTAATGGATGCGTCCCATCTATTTTTGTTTAAGCGATTCAGCATGGTCATCGGACGGCCTTTCTTGCCAGGAACGTCCCCAGACGGAACCCAGTCTATCTTCGCGCCGATGGGCATGGCGTTTGTCATGCCCTCCAAAGCCATCCTGTCCTGCGGCGTTTTGCCCCTCCAATACTCGAAGCCCTTGCGATGCGCCGTCGCGGGCACCTTGACCTTCTCTACCTCGATGCCCAGCTTCTTCAACATGGCGACGCGAGATTGGTTGTATGTCCTTTTCATGATTGAAGTTTCATTGAACTCGTATTTGGTTATCAAAGTTCCGCTCGGAAGCTCATGCACCTCGCCAGCCCTGGGGTTCTTGATGCGTTTGAGCCTGTTGACCTCTCGGATGTAATCTCGCTTGTTATGTATGCGGGATTTGATGTCATCGTAGTCCACCGATGGCGGAAGATGCACCTGCATGGGAAGCTTGGCTTCCATCTTGACAACCTCGCGATTATATGAGCGGACCAGGTTCTTCAGGGTTTGCGATTCGGAACGGCCAACCCTGAACTTAGCACCCATCGAGAACCGCCTTAAGCTCTATTGTCGGCAGATTGTGGCGCTCCCAAGACCCGTCATCGCGAAGCACTTCGACGCAGTAGCCTCGCGTCTCGCACATCTCATACCATTGGATAGCCGCCATAAGACGGAAATCGACCAAGCACTTGAAACGTCGTGACATCGAATCGTTCAGCCATGCTATTCGCTGCGCCAATCCCTTCGAGAATTTGTCTCGATGCAAGGCTGAAGAGAACTTGAAACGCACATTGCCGAACATGTATTCATACGGCGAATCCCTCAACGAGGTATATACTGGTGAACGCGCCATAATCCCTCCTTAGAGACTGATTACCAAAATATTGTCTCTTATTTCCAATGCTTGAATCGGCATCAGCGCCATATGAAGGGGCGTCATCATGAGACGCCCCGAGAACACTTCTCCGTCGTTGACCACCTCTACCGACTGATACCTTGAGACGTAATCAAGCAGGCCGACGATATCCATCCTATCGGCGATAGTTCCGCTTGTCACGGGAATCACCGCTATCGCCACGCGGAGGAAGCTCGACCTCTTTGCCGATGATTTCGACCTTGGAGCGACGCGTGCCGTCATTGTTCTCCCAAGAAGAATAGCGAAGCTTGCCATGGATGGTGAGCTTCATGCCCTTCTTGATGATATCGGCCAGGGCATCCGCCTGAAGCCCGAACATCGTCACGTCGAAGAAGTTGGTATAATCCCCACTCTTCACGTAATCGTTGACGGCGATACCGAAATTCATAATGGACGCGCCGCCGTTCGTCTCTCGAAACTCGGGGTCGCGAGTGACGTTGCCTGACACGATTACCTCATTGATGTTGCTCATTGCTACTCCTCGATTTCAGTGGATTCTGCGACAACCTCTTCCGCTGTTGCAAGCGATTCGAACTGCTCCCAGGGCATCGAGTACATGGTCTTGCCGATAATTTCGGCTTCCATAGTCGCGCCAGGCTTGACATGAACGCCAGCCGCCTTGAGAGCGGTTCGCATGTCCTTCTTAGTGCAAGACGTGCCTTTGTGAACGCCGAGGCCAGTGACCTGGCAGCTGTAGCCCTCCCCGGTCTTGACCATCTCGATAAGAGATACCTGGTAGGTGTTTACGGTGCGGGTAATCTTGTCAGCCATTTCAAATTCCTTTCTCGTAGGTTACCCAGTGCTTATACAATACGACTAGTCGTCGTTATTGTCCAGAATGATTGAGTTTTCTTTGATAATTTTCATCATTTCTTCACACTCCATCATTTCACGAATAAGGTCATAATCAAACAAGCCCGCCTTTCCTTTGCCAGTCGCAGCGATTTTGCCTCTCAACTCGCAAAGCATATCGTACAATGCCGTCGTTTCGACCACGCCATAAAATGCAATCATGTTAAAGTAGTCCATGAAATCCTCTGCATAGTCGGTGCCAAGATATTTTTCGAACAAATAAAGCCCTGCTTTATAGAATTCGTAAGGGGTCATTTTCCAATCCTTCCCGTCCATTTGAGCTTCCCATGGTTGAGTTGATAGCCGTAACGCTTGCCGTATTCATCACAAATGAAAATCCTGGCGTGTTGGTCATTCAGAGTAAGAACGTAGTGCGCGAAGTTCTTCATGTCCTCCTCGTCGTACAGTTCTTCATCGAATTCATCGATGCAATCGCCGTCATCGTAGAGCTTGAAATGGTACTGCATTTACAAACCTCCTCTTTAATTATGCTCCAGTGGTTGTTAGAAATTGTTACAACTACCTAATTGTTTCCATCTTCAACAGCTCGCTACCTCCGAAAAGAGATATAACGTAAACATCCCAAGGAACAGAATCGAAGCCACAAATACAATCACGAGTATTGTCATAACACTTTATTGCCTTTTTAAGGTCATCGAAATATTTGGTATTACGTTCCTGTTCGATGATGCCCCCATCCTCATTGAAATCGGTCTTCAAGTATTCCACTACGAACATCGGTCATCGTTCCTTTCTAAATTGACGTTCATCGTCCTATAGAGGACAGGCGAATGTTAACTTCGGGTAATTTTGATAAAAGTTAAGCAGGGTTATTAACCCCGCCCAACTTTTACCTTTTTGATTCCGCGCCTAACACATAGGCGATTATCAGGGTGAACGCCCAAACAGCGGCGATACCCCATAGCGCGTTAACTGCGATGTACACTTTTATACTCCTGTTCTGCTCTTTCCTGCGCCTTTTTGGATTCGCGCAAAATGCTATATATTTGCAACTCACGTTGAACGATTAAGCAGCGTATCCACGCCGCCGCCGTGACGATAAACGCCACGGCTAGAATAACTTCTTTAAGCATTGCAGGGACCTCTATCGGGATATTTCCATTCGGCTTCATAGTCTGTCTCTGTGAACCAAATAACAGAGCCGTTCTTTATTAGGTTCTCAAAAAGATAACCACGAATACCATACTGTCTATGGTCGCTGATATACTTTCGAGCGTCTTTTTCGGCGCTATGCTTTCCGTAAACGTCGGAAAGCGTTTCGCCCTCATTGTTGAAACGCGATGCATCCGCCGTAGGATGGCAGATAAAACCACGTTTCATCTCGTCAGTGAACAAATATTCATCACGCATTTTTTGTTACCTCTTTCATGCTAGATTGTTTTACCCGTACAATAAGGGCGTTAATAAAATGCTTAATGGTTAAATGTTATGCCTAATTATATACGATGCAATTTTAGCGTATGCATCGGGCGGGCACGTTGTTCCTGAAAGCCACAACGCGAAATTATGCACGCAATCGCGTGGTGTGCCGCCTAATGGGTGCGTATCTTGCGCCCCTGTACCGTATTTGCCTCCATCCCTTTTAAGGATGATAAAATGGCACCCGTTCGTTGATTGTATCTCGAAATGTTTCCCTTCGATTTTTGGTACCGTTTCATTAACATAATCAACGAAACTACGCAGACCGCAAATAGTGAACCGCTCCATTTATTGTACCTCCCCATTATGTATGAAAGTCGTTTCTAGCATAATCATACCTTCTTTGGTATATGCATATAGCGAAACGTTGATATTAGAACTACCAGTATACGATTTCGCTTGACCGGTTACACGTTCGCCTATAATGCTACAATTGTAGTTTAACACGGCGCTATCTATAGAATCAAAAAACAGTTCGCTCTGTTGTTTTTGTTCTATAACGGCCTTATCATTATAGAAACTGCGAACTATTTCAACAGAGTACTTCATAGTAAACTCCAATCTATAACGCCCTTATTGTACGGGTATTTTTCTTTCTAATCTTTATTCCATTGTCAAGGTTCTTTCTTCCTTTCGGTTTCTCCTTTCTCTTTCCCTTTCGATATCTGTATAATACGCCTATACGTATGACATGTCAAATTTTACCATACCGTTCACCCGTCTAAAAGGTACCGTCTACCGACAAAGTACAGAATGGGGAAAACCGCTCACGACCAAATAGGGGGGGAGCATAA